ACGGCTTTCGATGGTCAGAATTACAGCACCTATATTGCAGCGAACCCAGACAATGGCGGCGTTCTTGCTTGGATTTCACAAGCTGATGGCACCATGGTCAACGGCGATGATTCCTACTACATAACATAACAGGCAAACAACATGACAAGCTTTGTAGATTTAGCGGGGGCAACTGGGCCAGATGCACCATTCACTGAGACAGTCGCCACGGCGCTTGATAGGAATCTGTTTGCAGCAATGGAAGGCGATGCAACTGCTATTGCGGCGGGTGTTAGATTATCAAATACAGCCATTGCTGATGGCGGTATATCAGGAAGGGCATTAGCTGGCGGCTTTGCAACTACTTCATCAAGTCAGCTTTTTGATTATTTCAGAATTAAGGGCAGCCGTTCATTTCAATCATCTTCAAACGATGTCACAACAGAAGAAAGCTTTATTGCTAAGGCTGGCGTTTACAGAATTAAACTGACTGCAAACCCATTCGCATCAGCTTCTTCAAGTTCCTTGGCTTGCGGTTTGAATATCAATGGGACTTTGGTTGCTCAGACAGCAAGCACAAGCGGCACAACGCCACGGGTTCTTGATGCAGTGTATGCAATCGCAGCAAACAGCACGGTATCAATAACAAGTCTGAGAAAGGGCGGCGCATCAGCAACCGCTTTGAACCATGAGTGCATTGCCCAAGTTTATACAAATGAAATCTTTTCTGAGCCTCAACGCTCGATGTCATGGGGATATAATTACAACACATCCGCCAGATACGTTATAACATTTAGGACAATATAGAATGGCAACCTTCACAGACCTTTCACAATCGACACAAGCGGGCGACCCTGTTGTATCAACGCTGACTTCAGGATTAGACCGAAATCAAATAGCAGCCTTTGAGGGCGACCCTACAGCCACGGTGTTGATCCAAGCCCAGAATGATGCATTCACACCAGCATCAATCACAAGTCAAAAACTAGGCGCTTTCGCTTCTGGTTCTTCTTTGGCGGGTGTTGAATCAATAAGGCTTGCAGGTGATTGGGGTTTATTAAATAGCGGCGTTTCTCCACAGCCAAGAAATATAAACAGAAAGATTTTGAAGGCTGGAGCATATAGATTTATTGGTGCTTTAAGATTTACATCTCAAGGCGGTGGTTCAACATTGGGAACTTCATTTATCCAATTAACTTCAAACATAAACGGCATTTCAATTTCAAGCGACAAAGCATCAACCTTAAACACTTGGGTTTATATTGATGAATTAATTCAAGTTGCTGCGGGCGAAACGCTTACTTTAACTGGCAGAGATGGTGATTATGATTCAACCAGTCAGCCACAGTTTGAAATGAATTTTAAATTGTTCACAGATGACCCAAGCTTTGAAGCACTTAAAACAGTTGGTTGGTCTTTTGATAGACATAGGGAAATATTGTTTCTTGGAAATAGCTACCTGCAAACACCAACAATGAAGCACATTGATTGGACATCAACACCTTATCCGGGGAACATATCTTGACAACTTATACAAACATACAAGCCAACACGCAAGCATCTGAACCTTTGACCACAACGGTTGTGACGGCGCTTGACCGTAATCTTTACGCATTGTTTGAAGGTGATTCAACGGCCACACCATTTGCACAATTGCAAGAACCAGCAATTCAAACAGCGGCAATCAACCCAGCTAAGTTTGCACCAGTGACAGCACCAACATCAACATCAACTGGAGTTTTCACAAACGCAGCTTTTTATGATGCTTTGGGATTGCAATCTGATAGAACTTCAAGCAGCACGTCAACCTTTGTTACGGTATCAAAAAGCATAAAGAGAGCAGGGGATTATACTTTTTATTGCAGTAGTTTATTTAGACAATTTGGAACAAGCAACAATTATATTGTTAAAACTGAATTTATAGTTGACGGCGTGATTAGATTCACACACAACTTTATTCAAGCAGCTATTCAGAAAGATCAGGTTACACTGTCATTGACAGGCGGCGAAGAGTATTTCATTAAAAACTATTATGTTTCAGGTTCAACAGGTGCTTCTGCAAGAACTGAAGTTTTCAACCAATGCTTAGTAATGATTAATCAAAACAGTTCAATGAATGACGTTGAACTTGATAGGGGTTTAAATAATTACTTTGAAAGCAATGGAACAAGGGATTTGCGTTTGTCTTACACAAATCAAGATGCAAACGATCTTACTAGAGGTGGCTTGTTTGGTGCGGTTTCTTATTGGATATTTTACTTAACACCAACTATTAATGAATCAACAACAAATTCTGTTTTTGAATCTTAAATGATGCCCTGTGTTTGCTGCATACTGATCAAGGGGTTGCACAGTTTACAGCTTGCACAGGGCGTTTTATTCTACCAAGGCAAATCTTCATCGTCATTGCTTATAGCTGCTGGCGCGGCAGCTTGGGGCTTAGGCGCTGATTGTTCATCCTTTGGCTGAATGCTAAACGACAGCACAGGCGCTTTGGGGTTTGCATCTGGTTTCTTCTTCCAAGCACTAAGCCAGAATTCCTTACCGTCCACATTGATTGAACCCTTCAAATCTGGATGGCGTTCACTATCCTTCTTATCGTTTACCCAGACCTGACCACGGTTCGTATTATCATAATTTGACATTTTCACTTTTCCTTTTTGGTTTCATTTGATGGATTTTTTAAATCTGCATCATTCATTTGAGAGCCTATTTTATACATCACAAACAGATACCACAACAGCCCCACGACATAAAGAACAATAATATTATAAGCGCCTAAAACCCAGCACTGATATATCAATATTGTATAAGCCGCAATTGACAGATGGACCGCAAGCCTTGACGTATAAAAAACATAAGCAAGCAACGCCAACGCAGTCCCAAAGTATCCAAGCGTTAGAAGGCTCATGACAGGCCCACCTTTAGAAGATGGCGCTCTCGTGTTGTGAAGCATCCGCCCTTGCTTGGTGCCAGCCACAGGGCTTGCTGTTCGTCCTCAGACAGTTCTGAAAAGCATTCTTTGGCAAGGTCAATGCCCGCTTGCGTTTCTTCTGCAAGATAGGCTTTCATTGCTTCAACTGTTTCTGTGTTGTTGCTTAACACCTGATCACATTCAGCTTTTCGATTATCACCAATCGCTTTGACCTTGGTTTGATCAACCTTCAGGCTTGCTGCATTCGCATCGTCATCTGTTTGTGGAATTAAACATACTGCTGATATTGAATATCTTCTTGCATAACTGAGCGCACTACCCACAGATTGACTATCAAACTTTGTCAGCGGCAAGAAATACTCACCTTCGATCCATTCACCAGAGGAGTGCATTATTCTGGTTGTGACTCCAACAGACTTTTCAATCAGGTTTGTGATTGGCATCTGAATCATTGACAACCCATTAGCTGCAAAGGGTTCTTTCATGGCTCGAATACAATCACCCAGATCAGCATATGATGACTTGAAAAAAGGGTTGGTGCTTGATTTAACAGCACCACCAATTTGACTTTGAGCAATTGATAAAGCGGTTGCCAACTTAGCAATTGATTCTGATTGTTTCATTAGTGGGGTTCTCCGTCTTGGGGTTTTGAAACATATAATCTTTCTGTGAACTCAGCATAATTCAAAGCTTGTTCAAGTGTCATTCCTTCATTCATTCTTTTATTGATTTGATCAATGTCAGTATAACTGCGAACTGTGCTAATTGTCACAAAATTATCAAGCGTTCGCTCTTTTTCAATCATATCAACTAGGGCGATGATTGACGTTGAATCATGCTTCATCAGTTTGTTCTTTCTTTTGTCTATGGTATCGCGTTGAAGATGCGAATATCTCAGGGTAGTTCTGTTCCATGAATAACCATAAAGGTTTCTTTTCGTATTTCCTGCACAGATAATCAAGTGATACTTCTGTCAAATCATAGCTACCATTTGAGACTTCATTCTTAACAAGTATCCCACGCCATTCAGTGTTCCCCTGTGCGCCAATGTAATCTTCTGAGTGTAGATAGCCAGCACCACAAACCAGCCCACGCAGACGCGCCCCATTGTTTAGGAACCTTTGCCCGGTAATATAGGTTTGTTGATGTCCCATCGAGAAAGAGAAGCCAACTGTTTTCAATCTGGTATCAATTGAGGTGCCACCATATGGCTTGCCAGTCATGGGGTTTGAAAAGTAATGGCTGTAATGAACACCATCAATTTCAATCACATCAAGAAAGGGAATCACTTGCCAGCCTTGGCCAGCGTAGTTCAGATGATCAGTTGAAAGTACACCTGACAAGGTTGCATCATTTTGTACAGCTCGGTTGATTCTGTGTTCATGGTTGCCCAATGTCATCACCATCTGTGGCTTCCATTGTTTGACCTTTCGCTTCAACCTTTGCTTGTTGTGTTTATGGATGGGTGCCATCATTACTTTCATTGCAGCATTGGCAGCGCTAATGTCTTTTAAATACCTTCGACCTTCAAAGGTTTTCTTGCCTTTGTCATAAGATGAAAGTGATTCCATATCAGCAAAGTCACCAATACACACGATCACATCAGGTTGAGCCGATACAATATAGCGCCCAATCCAATTAAGGTGATCAGTTGGCGTTTCAGGTGTTACCTGCATATCTGGAATGAATAAATGTCTTCTTCCTTTCTTCATGCTTGGCCAATCCTTTTCAAGTGATAATTGATTTGCTGTTTCCATTCTGTTGTCATATCTATCAAATCTTGCTTGCTGTACTTGGTGACTTTGTTTCGATTAATCATCAAGTCAACTTGTTCACGGCCATACATGTCAACCATATATAAAGTGTAGGATGCTTCTGCATTGCCATATCGCATTCTAAAACCATTGCAAGCGGCGCATTGTGGATGAACATTTTCTTCAATCAATGCCCATTCATTTGTTCCGCCTTTGCCCTTAGCTATGAAATGCCCGCCTTGCATTCCTTCATTCCATTGCCTTGTGACCCCACAGGTTACACACGAACAAAACCCTTGGTCATCTGCTGCTTTAATCCTGACAAGCTTTTGAAGCGTGTTCAGCGCGTTTGT